TAGGAGGTGCCTTTTCTTTTGCCGGGAAAGCGCTTACGGGCATTGCTTGGGGTGCAAGCCGTGCAGCCATGATCGCGTGGAAGATCGCTTGCGTTTCTGCGGGCGTTGCGGCCGAGGCAACGGCTGTGCTGGTGAAGGGTTTGGGTTTTGCGATCCAGGCCGCATTCACCAGTCCTGTCGGTCTAGCCGTGATGGCTCTAGCCGGGCTTGTTGCAGGCGGCATTGCGCTCTACAAGAATTTTGACGAAGTCAAGCTGAAGGTTAACGAGTTGTGGGCGGCGTTCTCAACGAAGTTCCCCGGCATTGCAGGCTTCGTGACCACATCGATTGATTACGTTCAGTCGAAGGTCGAGGCGGTAAAGAGCTACTTCTCGAATCTGACAAGCTGGATTGGTAGCACGTTCTTCGGAACTTGGGGCGATGCTTGGTCAAAGGTTAGCGCTAAGTTTGGCGAGATCTTCGGCGGCCTTGGCGGGCTGATCAAGGCACCGCTCAACGGCGTCATCGGCATGGTGAACGGCGCTCTGTCGAAGCTGAACGCTCTCAACATCGAGTTGCCGGCGATGCTCGGCGGTGGCACCATCGGATTCAACATTCCTGAGATTCCGATGCTGGCAGAAGGCGGCGTGGTCAGTTCTCCGACGCTTGCCATGATCGGAGAAGGCAGTGAGCCTGAAGCCGTAATGCCGCTTTCGACACTGCCGGCGATCAGTGGCGCGGCCAACAATCAGCGGTCGGTCTTTAACTACTCGCCCGTCATCAACGTCACCGGAGGCGCAGATGCCTACGATGCCGTCAAGAAGGCTACAGATGAAAGCATGCGCGAGTTTGAGCGAAAGTTCGAGCGCATGGAGGCCGATCGTCGTCGGCTTGCCCTTGCATGAGGAGAGCAAAAATGACTACGTACGTAACGACGTCCATGGACACGTGGGACATCATCTCAAAGAAGGTCTACGGCGATGAGCACTTCATCGATGCGCTGATCGCGGCCAACCTCGAGCACCGCAAGGTTGTGTTCTTCTCTGCAGGCGTTGAACTAAATGTTCCTGTTGTCGAAGATTCGAAGTTGGCAGAGCCTAATCTGCCGTCGTGGAAGAGAGGAAGAGGCAATGACTGACCCGCGAATCACAAAGCTGACGCTTCTCTTTACGGATGAGAAGACCGACGCGACTGAGGAGGTTGCGCCCGATCTTCTCTCGTTTACGTACAGCGACAAGGAGGCCGACCAGGCGGATGAAATCTCGCTGACGCTTAAGGACGAGACGGGCAAATGGGCGGGGTCATGGCGACCGGATGCAGGTGAGACGATCAGAGCCTACATCCAGAGCATTGGCGTATCTAAGCAAAAGCTTTTCTGCGGAAAGTTCTACGTCGACTCCATGCGCGCGAGCGGTTCGCCACGGATCTGTGAGATTCGCGCCGTGTCTGTGCCGCTCAAAGCGCCAATTCGTCGCAGGCTGGTGAGTAAAGCTTGGGAGAAGTACACGCTCAAGCGTATTGCTTCCGAGATCGCGAAAAAGGCCGAGATCTCACTGATCTTCGAAACAGAGGAGGATCCAGAGTACGATCGACTCGACCAAAAGGACGAAAGCGATCTGGCTTTTTTGACGCGTTTGTGCCGAGATGCGGGCTTCTCGCTCAAGGTGACGGACGACACGATCGTGATCTTCGACCAGACGCGATTCGAGAAGATGGATCCGATTTGCACGCTCGAGCTCGGGAAGGCCGACATACTTTCATGGGACTTTCAGAATGAGCAGTCGGAGACATACAAGAGCTGCGTTGTGTCGTGGCGCGACATCAAGAAGAAGATTCGCAAGTCAGTCGGCGGCTACAACATCGATCTCGAAAAGCCGAGCACCAATCCGCCGGCCAAGTACAACATCGATCTGGAGAAGATCGACAGCTCAAACGCGAGGAAGAATCCTGCTGTCAACACGTACGTCTACATTGATCCGGATGCCGACGACAACGGGCAGGAGTACAAGCTGAAGAAGCGCGTGACCTCGAGGGCGGAAGCTGAGAGGCTTGCCAAGGCGACGCTTCGAAAGTTGAACTTGCGAAAGCTTACCGGCTTAATGACGCTGGTCGGCGATACGCGTCTCGTCGCGGGTGTTGTCGTAGAGGTCAAGGGCTTCGGAAGTTTTGACGGGCGGTTCTTCGTCGAGTCCGCAACGCATAGCGTATCGGGCTCCGGCTACACGACGTCGATCAACGTCCGTCGCGTGAACAACAAATACTGAGGTTAACCATGGAATCGGACAGCATCAGAATCGGCGAAGTCGTATCGATCGACCCTGTGGCCTGTACGTGTCGTGTTGTCTTTGACGATGACGACAGCCTTAACTCATACGATCTGCCGGTGATGCAGCGGTGCACGTATGACAACCACGACTATCAGATGCCCGATATTGGCGAAGACGTGGTCGTGGCCTTCCGAAGAGGAGGTGATGAAGACGGCATTGTGCTTGGGTCTTTCTATGCCGGCGAGGTCAAGCCGCCTGAGTCGAGCCCGGAGAAGCGAACAGTCGCATTCAAAGACGGCACACGGTTCAGCTACGACCGAGAAGCACATGAGCTGACGATGACGATCGAGGGGACAGAGATTGTCTACAACCGCCGGACGGGGACGATAACGGTTCCTGAGATGGTCACCGTCAACTGCACGGATGCTGTGGTTAACGCCTCGAGCTCGCTTACGGTCAACTCTCCTACGTCGACGTTCACGGGTGACGTGATCATTCAGAAAACGCTTTCGGTTACCGGCCTCATTACGGGCGCTGGCGGCTTCACGGTCTCTGGCGGCAGTGGCGTCAAGGCTACGGGCGACATCGAATTGATCGGCTCGATGAACGCTTCGCAGGATGTTGTCGCGGGTGGCATCAGTGTGATGTCTCATACTCACACGGCTCCGCACGGTGAGACGAGCGGTCCGCACTGACAAGGCGAGCCCCAAAAAAAATTAACCCCACGGGGCGGGCAATCCTCGTGGGGCTTTTTTTGATCGAAAGGTATGAAAGATCAATGAAAGATATTTTACCGCAAAATTTCTACCGGTTAATGGAGAAGCTGTTTCAAAAGGATAGGCCGACGATGGAAATCAAGATTTTGCGATGGGCGTTCGCTCTAGGCCTCAGCCAGATATTGCTTGTCTGCGCGACCGCTTTCACAGCATGGGGACTCAACTATGTCGTTGGTGTTTTGGGGGCGCTATGGCCGGTGTGACTGGACTGTTTGGAAATATTCCGTTCGTGACCTCCTCGGCCGTCTGTTTGACTTTCAAAGACTTGAAGGTCGAGCGTTCGACGCGGTGGGCTACGCACGAAGTGATAGGTAAGAAGCCGGTTGTCGAATATGTCGGACCAGGTCTAGCGTCGGTGAGCTTCACGATTCAACTCAACTCGCTTCTCGGTACGCCGCCGATTGTGGTCCTCAAGGGCTTGAAGCTTTTGATGGAGCAGAAGAAGGCGCAGAGACTCTTGATCGGTCCCGACTATCTCGGGAAGTTCGTCATTGAGTCGGTGTCGGAGGATCGAAAGGAGCATACGAACCTCGGCATTCCTGTTAGTGGGTCTGTGACTCTGACTTTGAGGGAGGCTGCTGATGAGTAAGTACAGAGTCGGACAAGACAGCATCGGCGTCGACTTCGCACCGGAAGGCGTGATGGAAATTCTGCAAAACGTCAGGACGATCATCACGACGCGCAAAGGTTCCGTGCCGCTTGATCGCGACTTCGGCCTTCCGTGGGATGCGGTCGACCAGCCGTTGCCGGTGGCGCAGATGCTCATGCGCTCTGAGGTGATAGACGCGATTGAACGCTATGAACCTCGGGTGCGAGTTGAAAGCGTTGAATTTTTGACTGATACGGAGAGGGCGATGGAAGGCGTCCTTCGACCGGTGGTGACGGTCTCTATAAAAGGGAGTGACTGATGAGTGAGACTTTGCCCAGATGGGGCTTAAAAGACATTAGCTTTCTCACGACTGATCCGGCACAGATTGAAGCCGAGATCATCACGACTTTTGAGAAGGCGAGCGGAAGAACATTGGCGGCTGGTGATCCTGTCCGCCTTTTTCTTTTGTCTCTCGCGGAAGTTATCGTCACTCAGAGAAGTGCGATCGATGCCGCCGCGAAGCAGAACTTGCTGTCGTATTCGCAGGGCAAGTACCTCGATGCTCTTGGGCTTTTGCTTAGCGTCGAACGACTGGCAGAGAGCAAGGCGGTGACGACGCTTCGCTTCACACTGTCTCGAACGCTCGGCTCTGTCGTGACGATTCCGAAGGGTACGGAAGTCACAAACGGTACCGTGACCTTTGCGACGCTCAAGGATCTGGATATCCCCGTCGGCTCGCTTACTGGTGATGTGACGGCGGAGTGTACGGAGTCCCGCGAGGTCGGCAACGATTACCTCGCGGGACAGATCACGACGATCGTCAGGCCGATGACCTTTGTGGCCTCTGCTGAGAATGTCACGATCACGTCCGGCGGCGCATCTGCTGAGAGTGATTTGGACTATGCGAATCGCATTCGCTTGGCTCCTAACTCTTTCAGCGTGGCGGGTCCTGAGAAGGCATACGCCTATCACGCGAAGAGCGTGAATTCTGCGATCGTTGACGTGTGCATTGAATCTCCGACGCCTGGGGAAGTTGATGTGTACGTACTTTTGAAGGGCGGTGAGCTTCCTCAGAAGGAAACGCTTGACCAGATTGAGGCGAGACTGCGAGACGGAGAAGTTCGACCGCTCACGGATTACGTGAAGGTTTTGGCACCGACCGCTTCAAACTACTCAATCGTCCTTGATTACTGGATCTCGAAGGAAGATCAGTTCAAGGCGGCAGAGATTAAGGCGGCGGTAGAGAAGGCTGTTGAGTCCTATCGGGTCTGGCAGCAGTCAAAGATCGGGCGAGACATTGCGCCTGAAAAGCTGACTCAGCTGGTTGTCTCTGCCGGTGCTTGCCGCATCGATAGCTCGACTATGAAGCCGTCCGCCTTCAAGTCTCTAACTCGAAGTCAGGTCGCCCAGTGTACGTCCGTGCAGATCAACTACAAGGGGCTGAAGGATGAGTAAGGAACTTGCAGAAAGCAGCCTGCTCGATCTCGTCCCTGACTCGATCGCAAAAGATCCTGACGTATCGGCTTCGGCAAGATCGCTTGATGTCCCGCTTCGTGAGACGACGGGCGTTCTTGACCTTCCTTCGATCTATGTGAGCATCGACAAGCTGACATCTGATCAGCTCGATCACCTTGCGTACTCGTGGGACGCGAGCGTTTGGCGCGATTCGTGGCCTCTCAGACTGAAGAGAAGCGTTCTTAAGAACGTCATTTGCGAGAAACGCAAGAAGGGAACGCTGAGAGCCGTGAAGGATGCTGTGTCGTCTCTCGGGTCAGCGTCGACTATCACTGAGTGGTGGCAGATGACCCCAAAAGGCGAACCGCACACCTTCACTATCCAAGCAAATCTTGAGGATTTCGAGGGAACGATTAACTCGGAGATGCAGGAGGACCTTTTCGCGCTGATTGACGACGCGAAGCCCGTTAGGAGCCACTACAAGTTCGTTCTGCTGCGTCAGCTTGGAGGCACCGTCGGGGTGAGTGGAACGCTGCGTCCTGCCGTTTATGCGCGTATACGGTCTGAGAAGATCAGAAAACTCGTTTGTGAAACTGGATTGCAGACCGGTCTGCGTCCTGTCGTAAGCGCTCGTTTGCGTTTTTGAGTGCAGAACAAAATGATGAACAAGAGGTGATTTTATGAGTACCACGACTGATTCGTTTGTGATTACCGACGCAGGTCTTGCGGAGGTCGTTGCGGCTGAAGAAGGGGGCTTTGCTCCCGTTTTGATTACTGAGGTAGGGTACGGAACTGGGAAGTACACGCCTACCGGTGATATGACAGCTCTCAAGGAGGAGTTCAAGCGTCTGACCACCATTGCGGGTGGGGCGGTGAGTGAAAACGTCATCCATCTGTCGGCGTTGGACGATTCGTCTGATGTCTATACGGTTTACGAGGTGGGTCTTTACACGGAGAGCGGGACGCTGTTTGCTGTTTATTCTCAGGCGCTTCCGATCCTTACTAAGGTCGGGCGCGCGCAGGCGATGCTTGCTATCGATCTGGCTGTTTCGAACATGTCCGCAGGTTCGATTGCTTTCGGCGACACGAACTTCTTGAACCCTCCGGCTACGACCGAGACACTTGGCGTTGTTGAGTTGGCAACCGAGGAAGAGGCCCTTGCGGGTGAAGATGATTCGCGCGCCATTACGCCCAAAACTATGAAGGCGAAATTCAAAGAGTATGACGGGACGGTTTCTTCTGGTAATGCCAGCCGTGACAAGCAGGACTCTTGGGTGACTCGAATTGCTTCGCATACCTACGCGGTCGGAGATATCGTTGACTGCCCGTTCAAGCGAAACCTTGAACTCATTTGCACGAGGGGCGGGAAGACGGCTGCGGGCGATTTGACGGAGGCGTCTCTGACGCATGGTGCCTCTGTTACTGATGGTGCGGTGACGTGGAAGGTCCGCGCGAAGATCAAGACGATCAACGCACAGGAGACCGATGCCAACGGCGCTGTGAAAATCGATGTCGGCGTCAAAACGATCAATGGCGAGAAGCCAGACGGCGACGGTAACTACAAAGTCGACATGTCTGGAAAGCGTGACCACACGGAGAGCGTTGCCAATGCTGATTTGAACAAGCTCTTGGAGGACAAGACCTATTCTTGCAGCGGAACTTTGAAGAACACTCCGATCTCATGCACGTTCTGCATCGTTGAGGCTTTCGATACTGGCACTCCTGTCAGTGGCAACATCGTGCAAGTCTGCTACATCCCGCAAACCGACAACACGGTTCGTACTTTCACGCGCAACTGCTTGAATGGAGCGACGTTCGGGAAGTGGACTGAATCGGGAGCCGTGAAGACTGTGAACGGCATTTCGCCTGACGCTGCAGGGAATGTCTCAATTCCGAACGCAACGACGAGCAAAGCCGGTCTTGTCCGCCTTGCTGCAGAACAGGACGTTTTGAACGAGGCGCCGCAGACCGCCGTTTGCACTCAATTGATCTACGAAATCAATGAGTTTCGACGTAAATCGACAGCTTACAAAGTTGGCGATAAGGTCGATTGTGCTTTTCAGTATGAACGTTTTCTCGAGTGTACGAAAGCCGGTACCACGAGCAAGAATTTGCTCGACACCCGTAATGTGACGCACGGACAAGTCATTACTGACGGTACGGTTCAGTGGACGGTGCGTACTCACGTACGAAGTGTCAATAATGTCGTTGCGGATGCCAGTGGCAATGCGAGAATTCCTAGCTTCGAAAACGACGGTGTGACGGTTGTCAATGCTCCAGATTACAACGCGATCACGAAGTCGGGCTTCTACCATTGCAACTCAACGGGCGCGAAGAACGGTCCTGGCTATGCCGCGAAGATGATTGTTCTTGGCGAAGCCGCTGCGGGAAAGCACCTGACGCAAATCGCTTTCCCGATTCATAACACCACGTCGAGCATTTTCTGTCCGAAGATGCGTTCCCGAAATATGAGCGGAGAATGGGAAGAGTGGAAGACGATCCTGCTTGCTGAAAGTGATGAAGATGTAGCGGCTAAAACGTTTACGTCCGATGCCGGTTTTGTTCGCATGACGATGCCGAACATCGAAAAGGGAGTGGCTCCCAACGCGACGCAGTACGCATATGTCGGCATCTATGACAAGAAAGGCTTTGACGGTACGGGAAACAATCGAGTTGCGTTTTTCCAGCACGCAGTTCGTTCGGACGGTTCCGTCGATACAGGCATCTTTTCAGTTGATCCGAACTCGGGTAATGTCGCTCGTATTTCTGTTGGTTGGACAAGTGATGGCAAGCAAATTTCTAGCACTAGCGCCACCCCTTCGGATAACTCTGACGGCTCGGAACTTGCGCCCACCAATTGGACTCGTATGTTTGGCGGTAGCGGCTATGGCATTGGCACAGTAGCGCCGTCCGTGTCGAGTCGTTTTTCGTCAAACGACTTGAACGATATCAACAAGACTGGTTTTTACACGGTTAGCGGTTCTAAGAATTTTTCGCCTGGCGGTCAAACAACGATTGCGATGCACATCCAAAGAGCATTTGATGCAGGCGTAAATTCGGCTCAGCTTTCCTTCGGGACAGACTCGCGAATGTTCATCAGAACCCGAGTAGAGTCAACGGGTTGGGAAGAATGGGCTCAGCTTATGAAGGTGAAGAGCCGTAATGAGCTGGTTAATGGGAAATACATCGCATGCCATAACGTAACGACGGTTAAGGGGACTGCTCCAGCAAATGTTCAGTGGACATACTTTGCCGTCCAGGACTCATCGGACAGTGAGAGCGAAGCCAATCGACTGGCGATGTTTGCTCATCGGCAAGCTACGAACAATGAAGCCTGTGCTCGAATGGCGTGCTACAAACCTGTATCTGGATCTACTGAATCGGTTTCGATCAGCGTTGGCTACAATGGTAGCGGCAATTCATTCACGAGCGCACCTAATCCTCCTGATTCTTCGAACGATCAAAATATCGCTACGACATCGTTTGTGAAAAAAACAGTTGATGCCAAGGCTGGTGTTATGACTCGCAAGGGCTCGAAGGGGGGCGCGGGTACGATGACTGTAACGGGACTCAAGGCGAATCAGCTTCTCGTCGTCACGTGCGACATGAGAAACGACACTTGGGACGGTGGAGACTATGCGCTCATCAATGCCGATAATGTGGTGAACGGAAGCTTTAAGACTGGTGCGGGCACCGGATTCTACACGGCGTACATGATCGCCACGTCCTCAACCGTGAATTTCAATATTACACATCAAGGCATTTCTGGGTCTACAACGACTGTTTACGCAATGGGGTGATTGAATGATTAAAGTATTTATCGTTGATGAAAAATATGAACAGCGAGAGATCGACGGCTTCGTCGAAGTAGAAGACGTTGAGCGCGTCGAGGTAAAGAGTGTCGGCGATGATGGGCAGGAGGTCGTGACGTACGAAGATCGACCTATCCTCGTAAAGGAACCCGCCAAGGTTCCGAATCCCGATTACAAGCCGTCGTGGATTTGCGTGAATGTCGACAACGACGAAGACGCACAGCAGTACGTCGATCAGGGGGCGAAAGAACTTTCTCAAGACGAGATCACGAAGACTTTTGGGGACTTGGCGGCATGGGCGTCACCTCTGACGGTCAAGGTGAGTGAAGACGGCCAAAGCATCGAGAGCTTCACTCCTCCGGCCGGCATCGAGCCGACGGTCAACGAGTTAGCGGCACGTGCACGCAACAAGCGTGATGCCTTGATCTCAGAGACCGACTACCTTCTCATGTCGGACTATCCGATTGATGCCGAGTCGCTCGAAGCAGTTAAGGCCTATCGTCAGGCGCTGCGCGACGTACCGGCGCAGGAAGGTTTTCCTTCGTCAATCGTCTGGCCTGACCTTCCGGAGGTGCTCCATGAATCTAAGTAACTTTGCCCACGCGGGCCTTGCGCTCGTGTTTCAGCTCATCACGGCCCTGATCGCTACGGCGTTTGGGGCCGAACTTTTTGAGGCATCCGTTATAGGAGCGCTTCTGGCTGTCGGGTTCTACCTTGGCAGAGAGGTCGCCCAGGCCGAGCGTAAGGCAGGCACGCCGCCTTGGTGGAGTGGCTTCATCGTGACGAAGTGGAGCAAGGACTCGGTCTTTGATCTGCTTTGCCCTGCTGCGGCTTGCGTACTGTGCTGCGCCGTGATTTTCAATGTTTAAGGATGACAAAATGACGAAGGAAGAAGTGAAGGAATGGCTCGACAAGCTCGGCGTCAAGGTCGAGGAAGTGACGGACGAGCTCATCGCCAAGGTGGAAGCCCAGAAGGCTCTGCTCGATGCGGAGACCCGTCGCAAGACGCGCCTCTTCTGGGGACCGGTTGGGCTTTTGATTGGCGCGGTCGTCGGCTATGTTTGCGCGGCCTTTTTCTGAGAACTGCGGGGTTTTTCTTTTCTTTGAGCTTCGCGTCCCTAAACCAACATCGACTCCCCTGAGGATATCCCTCGGGGGATTTTTTATGCGCGTGTGCTTGAGGTCTCGTCAGAGACTCAAGGCATGCGGGAGGTTGCATGCCATACAGAGATTTGAGTGACGGGCAGATTCTGGCCGCTGCAAGTGGTTTTGCGGCGATCTGCGGTTGGCTTTCGTACCTGCTGAAGGTACAGGAAGGAAAGGCTTTCACATGGCGAGAGTTTTTGCTTCATGGAGCGATCAGTGCAGTGTGCGGGCTAATTAGCTACGAGGTGCTTTTTTACGAAGGGTTTCCGCCGCAGTTGTGTGGGGCCTTGAGCGGCATGGCTGGGTGGGGCGGCACGCGGGTGATCCGTCTTCTTGAGGTCGTTCTGCAGAAGCGCCTTGGTCTGGATAAGGAGGATTTGAAGTGAAGAATTTTGGCGAGTATTCGGTGGAGTCTGCGATGGACTTTGTCGAGTCGTGGGAGGGCTGTCGCCTGACAGCCTACAAGTGTCCGGCTGGCGTGTGGACGATCGGGGTCGGACATACGCAGGATGTGACCGAGCATGACGAAATCACATATGAGCAGTCGCGTGATCTTCTGCGACGCGATCTTGAACTGGTGAAGCACGACCTCGCGCGTTTTGTGGACGTCACGGTCACCGAAGGGCAATTCATTGCCTTGATTTCGCTCGCATTCAATGTGGGCGTTTCTTATGTCGTGCACAAGTGCCCGAAGCTGATGCGAGCACTGAATGCAGGGGATATTGAGGCTGCGGCTCACGAGTTCCTTGATGTCGACAAGGCGAACGGTCAGAGGCTCCCCGGCCTGACCCGTCGTCGCCAGTCCGAAGCACGGCTCTTCCTTGGTGAGTCGGCTCCTTGAATTAGTGGACCCTAATAGAGAAAAAGGAAAAGCCGCTCAGTTGTTGGGACTGAACGGCTTCGGATATATAGACCGATTGGTATGGGTGTCTATGGAGTGTATTTTATCAAACTTGATCGTCGCTTTGCGACTTGGGGAGTTGATGATGGTCGAGGATTTGACGTGGCAAGCAGTGGGAACTTACGCGGTCTTCTTTGGTTTGGGAATCAGTCTTATCGCACTCATTTCGGCGAAGGCGGTGAGGGCGTGGAGGGACGCGCTGAGATGAATAGCCTTGTCCTGAAATATGTGGCGGTACTTGTAGCGAGTGCCGCCATTTTTATCGCAGGCTACCAGTACGCGGCCGCGTTCTACGGCGAGGAGATCGCCAATGTCAAACTTCAGGCCGCGATTGTTCGCGCAAACGATGGGAGAAAGGCTTATGAAAAACTGGTCGCAGCGCAAAACGCGCTCGATGCTTCTCGGCGCGATGCTGTGCGCCTCTCTGACGACCTTGATCGGGTGCAGCGTGCCTACCAAAATCGAGAGAGAAGAGCCTCTGCCGATGCCTGCAGAGTGGAACGAGCCGCAATTGCCCGGTGCGAGGGACTTCTCAGAGAAAGCACAGAGCTTCTTGCAGAGGGTTCAGAACTACTTCAAGGAAACGCCGCAGTTCACGACGCCAGATCAACCATGAGTAAATAAATTGTTCAATCAGTTAGACGAGGAGACCTGTACTTTGGTAAACTAGTTACGCCAATGCAACAACTAGTTCCACTAAAGGGCGATGCAATGTCTCTTTCTACGATCCTCGCTAGGCAGGCTGGTATTTCAGATGGTACCGCTAATCCCCTGTCTCTCCCAAAGTTCAACAATTACGCCGTTTGCAATTTACGAGGCGGCATTGGGAAGACTTCTTTATGCTTTAACTTGTCGTATCTGACGGATGACATACTTGTTGTCGATACCTGTCCACAGGGAAATCTGTCATTTTTCTATGATCAAAATTATTTCAATAGTCGTAGACCATCTGTTTATGACATGATTTTGCCGCATATAATGCCTGGGCTTGGGACTTCGAGCCGGGTGGCGCAGAAGATTGGAGCGACAAATGAGCACTTTGTTGCTAAGAATAGCTTTTTTATTCCATCTTCCGACGAGCTTTACGTCTTGCCGACTCAAATGTCGACGGCCCTTACTCAAGCGCAATCAATAGCTGATAGCTCACGTCGGATGGTGATGATGGATAATCTTTTCTACTCGTTGAGAAACGAAATCCAACGGGAAATGAGCGAAACAAATACAGCTCGGTGCTTGATTGATACGTCTCCTTTTTTCTCTGGCGGCACGCATTTGGTGTGGCATGCTACTGACGCATTGATTGTTCCTGTAAGAACAGATTTGCAGTCAATCAATTCGCTCAGCTTACTCCTAAAACTTCTCTCATCTTCGTCTGGGGAGTTTAGAAGGTTTATGCCGTCAGACCAACATACGCCAAAAATTCAGATGATCGTTCTGACGCACTGTGGTTGGTCGACTCGACCTGGTGCGAAGAATGAACCAAATCAGCAAACAAAGCTGTATATCCAGCAGATATACGACATTGTTTATCAGAACATTTCGAGCTTTACGACCGACGATCCTACAAATCACGTTGTTCTGCTTGATGACTTTTTGGGTAGCGGTCGTATTTCTTCGGCACAATCTAAACCAATTGAACTTCTAAAGCCTGGAGAAACGATGACCATCAACCGTACTAAGGTTGAAGTCAATAAGTCGGTGGAGAAGGTTAAACGTCAATTGGAGTTCATCAACAATAGCATTTGGTGATAGAGTCCCCCGGTCAGCTTCACGCTGGCCGGGGGATGTTTTTGCGTATGCAGAACGGGGGGCTGAGTGTACACAAGGTCGCCCCAATTTACCAACGTTGGTAAAATGGTCGCACACTACCCCACAGTTGGAGCGGCCATGCACGAAATCAGCCAAGAAGAGATTGCTCTTTGCGAAACAGAGGAAGAGATCGTTAACTCTCCTTCTTTCGCATGTTGTCACCTGTACAGAAAATGCTCGGATGCCAAGCATTGCGTTATTTCCGACGAGGCCCGCTCGTCGATGTGTGCGTACAGAGAAAACCTTGAAAAGGGCATTATCTTCTACGGAAAAAACGCCAACGGATTTGACGCCGAAAGGTACCAGAAAATCCTTCGCATCGTCGAATCCATGTCGCCCGAACGCAAGGAAAAGCTTGACCGGCTGATGATGGAATACTGCGGTCAACGTAGGGGGTGTTCGTCGCTCGTTGTTCGCAAGGCTACGGCTGAGGCGGTTGATGAGCTTGGACTTTTCAAGTTCCAACCATTGGGTGCTTCGTTAGCGACGAAGTGCCTCTTTTCCGTCTTGTCCAAAAAGATCAAGGCTGAATCGCCAGAGTCCTACAAAGAGTTCGACTCTTTTTACAAAGCCTTCACGGCCAAACAGCCGTCTAGCGAAAAGAAGGCTACTGGTCAGAAGGTTCGCGCTTTCCGTGAGTGGCTGGCGGGTCCTGCGGCATCTATCCGAGACAGACTCGCAGAACCGTACCGAATCCTTTGGCCAGTAGAAGATACAAGGCTGTATGTCGAAGAACTGTGGTTCGATTTGTATGGGGCGGCGTGGGATAGAAAGCTAATGGCCGAATCGCCGCTCAAGGAAGACGGTCTGTCCGCTTAAGTCAGTTCGACGCCCTCGAAAAGCGCGGACGCGGCCTTGTTCTTGGCTTTTTTGAGTCTGGCTTTTGCTTCTCGAATTTCTTCCTCGATCGAGTTGATTTCTTCAAAGTACGGATTTAACTTTGAGTTCAACTGGTCGAGGATTTGCTTTGCCTCCCGCTTGTCGGCTGCAGAAATATCTGCACGGGAAAAATCCCCGTCAAGGATTCGCTGCTTGTGCTTGCAGAACATTCCGATCGAGCCGGCAGGGCAAGAGCATACAAGTCGGCATGCGTCGTGATCAACCAGAAGATCCATGTCGTAGTCGGAACCTGAGTCACCTTGGACGGTGAATGATATGCTTTTGTTGGGCACGGAAATACCTCTAAAGGGAATAAGCTACTCCGTCGAGGGTACTTCTATGCCGTGGCGGTTGTCAACGATTTGACCGCAAAAAGCCCCACTTACCTTCGCTGGTAGGTGGGGCGTTTTTCGTGCCTTCGAAAAACGTCACTTCTTCTTCGGCATGATCGCATCCGCCCACTGCTGCATGACTGGACGGCGTTGCTCAAGGAGGTCGGAGCGTTGATAAGCGCGCAGAACCTTGTCGCTGTTGATGTGGGCGAGCGAACGCTCTGCGAGAGCTTCATGTATGAAGTTCTCTTCACACCAGTCTCGGAAAGTTGATCTCATCCCGTGCATGGTCGCCGTCGTACCAGTCGCCTTGCGAATAAAGGCTCTAGGGCTGTCGATGACCATTTCTTTAGAAGATGATCGTGGGGCCGGGAAGATGAGTTCGCCCGTCTTCTCTGATCGCTCGAGGACGGCAATGGCTTGCTTTGATAAAGGCACGCGGTGCTCGATGCCGCACTTCATTCGCGTAGCCGGGATTGTCCAGATGGCATCGTCGAAGTTTATCTCGTCCCATCGTGCCCCAAGGAATTCCTGAGCGCGTGTCGCCGTGAGGATGCCAAAGAGCGTAGCTCGTGCTACGACGGAAGCCTTTGTCGAGATATCGGGAGCAAAGGCCTTCAGTTCTGCCAAAGGCATTGCTTCGTGGTGCTTGATTTCATGAACCTTTGAGATCGGTGGAAGGAAGAAGGACAGGCCGTCTTTCCAAGTAGCGGGATTGGTTTGGATGATTTCTTCAGCTATTGCCTGAGAGAAGAGACTTTCGAGTCGGCCTCTCAGGCGACTGGCAGTCTCTGGCTTTTCTGTCCAGATGGGCTTGAGGACTTCGAGGATGTCGCCACGCGTGATGTCTTTGACGCGTAGTTGACCGAGGATCGGGACGGCATACGTCTCGATGGTCGAGGTCCACTGCTCAGCGTGCTTGGAATTCTTCCAACGCTTTACATCCTTGATGGTGGCGATGGCGCCAGGGTAGAAGTCTTTGAAAGTGATGTTTTCTTTGCTGTCGGCTTCGTCGTGCTTCAAAGACATCGGGTCAATGCCGTCGGTGACCATTGCCATGATTTTGGCAGCACGTGCTTTGGCGGCGCTGATTGAGACACGAGAAGCTCCTCCGATGGACAAGTCCTTTCGGGTTCCGGCGAAGCGGTAGCGGACAACCCACTGGCGAGAAGACTCAGATCGAACCAACAGCATTAGACCGCCGCCGAGAGAGTAGCGACCGACAGGAAGTGTTAAGACGTTCTTCGAAGTTACTTGAACCTTCACTTTTACCTCCGACGATGTACCAAAAAGAACCACCAAAAGAACCACCGTTGCAGTGTACTATGTGGCGAAATGTGGCGCAATTTGACGGTTTTTTGAGGAAGGTGTGTGAGTAGTTAAGTGCCGAAAGTGCCTGATTTACAAGGGAAATAAAGAAAAACCCCGAAGTCACAAGGACTTCGGGGTTTGTGTCTTGGCGGAGAAGGGGGGATTCGAACCCCCGAGGCCCTTATTCGGACCTGCACCCTTAGCAGGGGTGTGCATTCGACCTCTCTGCCACTTCTCCGCAGAAATCCTTCCGCATGCGATCGCGGTCGATGCGTATCACAGGCGGGATGTTCTTGTATCTGCCGTCGGATCGGATTAGTCATTTCCGTCGACCCTCGAACATCAGGAATGAAAGCATAGCATGTCAAAAGGGAAAAAGCAAAAAAAACTTAAAAAAAGTCCGACGCTTCCCTCCAAGGCCGCCTGCAATCGCCGGACGCCCTGAAAACGGTTGCCCGACAAAGATAAAGCCGCCGATGCTTTTGCATCGACGGCTTCTTAATTAGGTGGTGCGGTAGGCAGGATTCGAACCCACGACCCTCTGGTTCGTAGCCAGATACTCTATCCAACTGAGCTACTACCGCACTCGAGGATTTGAATGATACAGAGGTTTTGGGAAAATGCAAAATCGCATATGCAACAAAATGTTTCTGCGTTTTGGGCGTCCAATCCGTTTTCGGAGGCTCCATGGGAGGCGGATGAACGGAATTGACATCCTCCCGGCGTATAAATACGCGGGATTCCTCTTCACTTCGCGTCAAGACGCGACGAAAAGGACGGTTCCCGTTGCTGTCTTGTTGCCAAGCTCACTACACGGGCGAACTGAGCCTGTCCGGCTCTTCTTGAGGACATTGGTTGCCCCCACGACGTCGGCATTCGCGGTGTACCCGCATTTCTGACAACCGAAATGCGCCTGCGAAGGTCGATTTGACGAACTCGTGCATCCGCAGATTGGGCAGGTCTGGCTCGTGTATTTCGGATCGACGAGAATGAGTCGTCCATTGGCCTTGAATACAGCCCAGTGGATGGCCATTCTCATCGCGTAGGGCGCAACGCGCGCCAGAGACCGGTTCAAGCCCGTCTTCTGCCTCACGTTTTTGCCAGGCTCCTCAACCGTGCCTTTGGCCGACTTCGTCATGTTCTTCAGCTTCAGATCTTCCATGGCCACCCCTCCGTAATTCTGTGCGATGGTGTGAGCCGTCTTAAGCATGAAGTCCCGACGAATGTTGCGGATACAACGATGGTGATTCTGAATCTTCGCCTTCAGTCTTCTGCGCTTGCGGCTGGGCTCCCGCTTGTCGAACGGGTTTGCCTTGCCCAACTTGGCAAGCTTTTGACGAGCTTCCTTGTTGCGGCAGAGCTGGCGCTGAAGTACGGCGATTTGCTTTTCGTGCTTCTTGATGGATTCGACATCGAGCTGGAACACCGTCCCGTCCGAGAGCGTCACCGTCTGGGCAATGCCCAGATCAATGCCGACCTCGCCGGGACGACGCGGACCGTCGTTGGCGAAATCCATCTCCGTCACGACCGAGACAAACCAATGCCCGCATTCGACGGAAACCGTCATCTGCTTGATCTAGCCTTGAATCGGACGCGACTTTCTGAATCGCACGAAACCTGCCTTCGGGATGCGGACTCGACCGTTGGCCTCATCCCAATCCGTCGGGCGAACTTGCGGAATGCGGAAGGAATCCCCGTCGCCCCGAGCTTGGAACTTTGGGAAGCCCTTTTTTCTTAGCCTTGAACGCTTGGATTGCAGCAGACGCGTCCATCAGGCACTGTTGAAGTGCCTGAGAAGGCGCTTCCAGCAACCACAACATGTCGTCTTCCTTTTTCCACAGCACCAACCGTCCGGCCAACTCCGTGTACTTGAGAAAAGGAACCTCTTGTTCAAGGCACCGCTTCTGCAGTTCTATCGCCTTGTTCCACACGAAACGCCGACACCCGGCAGCTTGATCGAAGATTCGCTTCTGCTCCCGGGTAGGCATCAGTTCGAACTTGTAGGCGATGTT